GAGGGCGTTCCGAGCACGGTCAGACAAGCCAGCCTGAACGGCCCGGAACGCCGCGATCTCACGCCGCGTGAGCATCGGCGGCCGGGGGTGCCAGAGCGGGCGACGGAGTCGGAGCCGCCAGGGCGGCGACGACCTGCGCGACGCGCGCCTTCCGCTGCTCGGAGACGAGGATCGCTTGCTCCTGCGGGCCGAGGCCCATACGGTCGCGGGTCACCTGAGAGTCGGCCGGGAGGACGCCCGCACCGACGTACTTCGTGACCTCGTCGGCGGCGGCCGAGCGCGTCGGCGTAGCCGGGTCGCCCCACTTCGCGGAGAGGTCGGAGAAGTTCTCCGGGAGGGCACCGTCGCGCACGAGGAGCGCCAGGGCGGCGACCTCGCGCCACGCGCGGCCGAACATCGCTGCACGCCGCTCGGCGCGCTTGATCAGTCGAGCCTCGAGGGCGCGGATCGCGTCGGCGCTCGGCGGGTTATCGGTCGAGAAGCCGAGATAGTTCGGCGGGATCGCGCCCTCGGCCGAGACCATCTGAGCGAGGCCCCGGACCTGCTCGAGGTACGGGCTCGGGTCGCTCGACGTGAACTGACCGATCTCGGGGAGTTCGCCGTCCTCGTCGCGCGGGACCGCGAGCATCCGCCCCATGACGGTCTCCCAGCCGGTCGCGACGGAGCCGTCGCCCTTCTTGAACATGTGCTCTTCAGCGCCGAGGCGATACCGCTGCGGGGCCTGATAGAACTCGCGGTGAACGTCCATGCCGAGCATCGTGCGGACGGCGGAGTCGGTGTAACTCCGGATCGCCGGAGTGATCTCCGAGCGACCGCCGTAGCGCGAGCCGCGCGGGCGGTTCGGGACCATCACGACGGACACGCGGCCTCGGCCGTGGAAGTTGCTCGCCTCCTCGTCGAGGTTCCAGAACATGCCCTTCATCGAGCGCCGGTAGACGTAGTCGCCCTCCGGCAGGAAGAGAGTCACGGCGGTCACCTCGACGCCGTCCCACCCGTCGGCGCGGGTGTCGTCGACCGAGAGGGCCGAGGAGAGGCGACGGAGACGCCGGTCCCACTCGCCCGTGACGCGGTTCGGGCTCTCGACGGTCACGAGGACCTCGGGCTCGCCGACGTCGCCCTTGCCGACCATGACGAAGCCGACGCCGGTCAGGAGCGCGTCCGTGTGACCGAGGGAGGACTCGACGTCTAGGTCGTTCTCTCGGTAGACCTTGTCGAGGCCGAAGACGTCGCCGCTCGCCGAGGTCCAGCCCTGCCAGTCGAGGCGCTCCTCGAGCACGTCGACAGTCGTCGCGGGCCACCCGACAACGGTGTCGACGTTCGCCAGGGCGGGCGGGAGAGTGACGCCGAGGTTCTTCACCCTCTGACGGCCCTCGTAGTACGCCTCCTTCACGGCGTTACGCGCGCGGAAGCGGCCGAGGCGCTCGAGGTGGTAGTCGATCAGGGCCTCATGCTCGGCCGGGGTCGTAGCGGGGTTCACGCGAGCCTCCTTACGTGGCAGGTCAGAGAACAAGCGCGCCGGTCTCGCGACGTGCCGCGTTCCGCTTCACAGAGAGGCCGTACGCGGCGAAGGTGACGGCGACGAGCGGAGTGATATCCGTCGTCGCGTCCTTCCGGTGCCACGCCCATGCCTCGCCGAGCGGGCGCTTCCGCGCGGACGCGAGAGCCTCGTTCAGAACAGGTTGGTCGGGGTGCGCGAGCCGGGCCGGAGTCGGCTCGGTCTCGTTCCCGTCGGAGTCGACGCCGCCCGGAGATCCGAGGGCGAGGTCGTAGAAGTGCCCGCACGAGCGAGCGACCTCGGTCGCCGTGATCGTGTGAACGCGCCGGACCTTCGCCTTCTTCAGGTCGGGCAGGAGCGACGCGGCCGGACCGCCCGAGTCGAGGACGACGAGGAGGTAGGGCCAACGCTTCGTGAGTTCGGCGAGTCGCGGAACGACCCACCCGACGCCCTTCCGGTTCTCGATCGCCTGGACCATGACGCGGTCGTCGTCGAGGAGCCCGGCGACGCCGATCGAGGCTCGAGAGCGGTCGGGGGCGACGTCGATCGCGAAGACGACGCGCGAGGTCGGGTCGGACTCGGAGACGAGGGCCGCCCATGCGTCCTCAGGGATGACGCCGAGCGCGCCCGCGCCGTCGAACATGCCGAGGCGCTCGCGACAGAAGGTGTCCTCGTCCATCGCGAGCCACTCGTCGCGGACGCCGTCCTCGGAGATCCGGACGCCGTAGGCGGGGTTCGTCTTCGCCCACGTCTCCGGCGAGCCGAAGTCGTCATCGTCCGTCGCACTCCACTCGAAGTAAGAGAGCCGGACGTCGTTCCCGGCGAGAGCGTTCTCACGGAAGCGTGTAAACACCTCGCCGTTCATGGTCTCGCTCGGCGGCGTGCCGAAGAGCCAGATCTGAGCGTTCGGGCGGGCCGACACGGTGGGCAGGATCGCGGCCCACACCTCTTCCGAGAGTTCCTGAGCCTCGTCGAGGATCAGGAGGTCCGCCGAGAAGCCTCGGCCGGAGCCCTTCGAGCGGGCCAGGAACTTCACGGTCCGGTCGGGCTCGATCTTCCGGCCCTGTGCGTCCTTCCGGCCGACCACGGTCACGAACTCGCGCGCGGCGGCCGTGCCAACCTTCACGCGGCCCTCGTCCTTCAGACGGGACAGTTCCGGGACGGTGTCGAAGTAGGAGGCGAGGCGCTGAAAGCCGTTCTGCGCCGTCTTGAACTCGTGCGCCGAGTGGATCAGGAGTCTCGCGTCCGGGCCGAACGCGCCGGTCAGGAACGCGATCTCGATTGCCTCGATGATCGCGCCCTTCCCGTTCTGACGCGGTACGGCGACCGCTACGCGGGGCGTCTTCCAGAGCCCGGCCTCGTCGACGCTCTGCGCGTCGAGGATGACGTCGCGCTGCCAGGGGTCGAGCGCGAGGCCGACCTTCCGGGCCCGAGCGATGACCTTCGCGGCGACCTTGCCCGCGCGGACGTCCGGACACTGCCGGATGCGGGGCGGGGCCTCGCCGGGCATGAAGCCGAGGTCGAGCCAGAGGTCAGAGGTCTTCGTCGCCGTCGTCGAAGAAGTCATCGAGGGGATCGACCTCCTCGGTCGGCGGAGCGAGCGCCTCGATCTGCTCGAGGCAGTCCATAAGGCGGGCGGAGAGGCTCGCCTGATCGCGCGCGCTCACGGTCTGGTCGAGGGCCTCGGCGAGGTAGTCGCGGAGCGCCTCGAGGGAGGACAGGCGACGACCGCGCTGCACGGCCGTCAGGAGCGAGCCGCTCACGGGTGGCTCAGCGGCCGGATCTCAGCGACGGCGCGGATCGTGTAGTGGTCCGTGCTCAGCCCGAGCGCGTTCAGGGCCTCGGCGTGCGTGAAGCGGACCCGGCCGTCGCCCGTGTGGCGAGCGATCACGTCGATCGTCCCGCCGCGCGGCCCGTGCGTGCTCGGGTGCGTGCCGACCTCGTCCCACGCGGAGACCAGCGGGCCGCCGCCGAAGACGTCGATCTTCCGGTCGTTCAGGTTCGTGTCGGCGCTGAAGAAGACGAGGCGCGAGCCCCGGCCCCTCGAGCGCGTGAAGTCGGCGAGGGCCTTCTGATAGGCGATGTTCTGACGGCCGCGACGGGTGCGCGGGCTCCGGCCCTTCGTGAGGAAGTGGCCGGTCGCGAAGGTCGCGACGCCGACCTCGGGGATCAGGACCTCGGTCCAGAAGATCCCGCGCGGGGCGTGGCCGCCGAGGCGGGCAGGGCCGCGCTGACCGGGGAGGACCGGGACGAGGCCGGATCGGCGGACCTTGCCGAGGCCGTCGCGGACGGCGATCCATTCGCCGGGCTCGGAGAGGAAGATCGCGTAGCCGTGCGTCTTCGCGGCGTCGCGGAGGATCTCCTTCAGGCTCTCGCGCCCGGCCTCGGTGCCGGTGATGACGTCCGAGCCGAGCGAGAAGATCTTCTCGGCGTCGACGCGCTGCGCGGCGGGCCGGTCGTTGAACTGCATCGAGGAGTGCTGAAGGGCGAGCGGGATGCGGGGGTGAGCGGGCATCGGAACGTCTCCTGACGTGCGTAAACGGCCCTCAGACGGCCTCGTAGCGGCCGGAGGGCTCTCGGTGCCCCTGTGGATCTGCGGGGCCGTGTGTGTAAGTGCCTA